GAAGCAAGGATGCCTTCCCCAACTCGGCACCGCGTAGTCGCCGCTGGGTTGGCTCCAGGTTCAACCGTTGATGCTTATCTCCGCTGAAACGGAAAGCAGGGTAAAGGGAAGAGGCGTATCTTGCTCGATTCGCCACAGAGGCTTGGTTCCATCATCACGCCAGCCAAACGCCCGAACCGTTTTGTCACCGCTGAATTCCAATGCCGGGCAGTCCAGAATACTGTTACCAAACCGTTTGAACGGAATCTCAACAAAGCCTCTCCCGGTGTCCAGGTGAAAGGAACCGGTTCGCTGAAATCGAAAAGTGAAGGAAACGGGACGCATTTTGCTTCCCTGGCCACCTGGGGCAACATTTTGAAGCCCTGGTGGCAGTGGTTCAACTATATGAGTATAGCCTAACCCGCTCTGAATTGAGCTTGCGGGTGCGTTAAGAGTTATCGCGCCACCCTCGACCACAACGTCAGCATGAACCGCGCCATCTGCAAGCACCTTAACAGTTTGCCCCTCCAGGTGACCTAAGCCGTTCCAAACAGTTTTGGGCAGTTGGCTGGTCCCGGTGAGTCCCGAATCGACATTGAGAGCCTTGTCAAAGATCTCAATGAAGAAACCACCTTCACGTTCCACCAACACATAGGTGTCATCCCCGATTGCAGCAACAGCACGAAAAGACCCGGCAGTTTCTTGTAGGGTCCAAGCACTCACCTGTTCGGCGCGATAGATCGTTAGGGTGGCCATGCTGCCGTTAGCCATTACGACGTGGCAAAGGCGGGCAGTTTGATCGAAATCTATATCGACCGGGGAATCAATCAAGTGCTGAGCCAGCATCGCCAAGTCGCTCGCCTGATATGCTTGCTCAACGTCAGTGTACAAGAACTCTCGGAGCTGGGTACCTGTTCTAGGAACAAATAGCGTTGCCCCATCGACATCTCTTGGAGGTATCGTGCGTTCTACTGCTAGGCCGATCCGTGTCTGCCGATTCAATTGGATGTTGATTGGAGTAAGAGGATCGCCAGTTACCATCCATTCGGCGCCCGACGTGAATACTTGGAGGTGCCGGCCGGAAAAAATTGCCCGGACAGCGTTAACTTGGTCAGATAGGATAGCAAATTCGATTCCCTCATCGTCAAGTCCTTCTCCGAGATCGAAGTTGAATAAGTCCGCCGACTTGGAAAGCCATAGTCGGTTCGGCAAGTCACGCGAACCGCCGATGACCAGCCGGTCTTGATGAAACGTCACGGCAACCGGCCAACCGTGTACAGGCGAAAAGGACGATTCTGTCCAGTCTAAAGTAGGCTGAGCGCTAGCGAGCGTTTCCTTAACATTCGCCGTTGCCGAGGCGTAGGGTTCACCACTCCCTGGGACAGCCGTGATCTGCACTTCCTTGTTCTGGAGCCGGAAGCGCACACCTACGTGGGCGTCGAAAAACACTGGCTTGCTTGCCGTGAGCGTGATCGTTCCGGAAACCCCGCTCGGATCCAAAGTCACATCATCACCAGCAAACTTGTAGTGCGGCGCCTGAATACGCTCGTCCTGCTCGTAAAAACCCCAGTCAGCAACATGCCAATCAAACTCGTTTGTGCGATTGATCTTTTTCGGCGGGACGTCCGGATGAGCAACAAGCAAAGTATCGGCGCTTTGTGTCCAATTGATCTGACCGAGATGCGCCGCAGTCCAAGGCGTTATGAAGTTCGCGACCGCAACCCCGCCCCGGTAAACATCACAATGCCGATCGGTAAATGCGAGTAGATAGACTTGCTCAGTGTTGAACTCAAAAGCCAAAAGCCTTCCCACTCCTCTAGCCTTGTCGACGTAGCGTAGGCCGGAACGACGACTCAGGCTACCGCTCGGGTGAATGAATACGTTTCGCAGCTTTGAAGCTCCGTTTTCGTATGCTCGGAGGTCTCCCCGACCGAGAAGGCGCGGCGCTACTTCCCCCGCGGAAAAACTAGTTTTGTGAGCTCGAATTCGTGCCATCAGCGACGCACCTCTATAAGCGTGAAGCCATCGAAGTGCGGCACCGCATCCTCGTACGAGTCGATTCGCTTGGCCCGCCGGAATTCCTCTTCGGAATACTTACGCAAACCCTCCCAACGGCTGGTGCTATCCGTAAGTGGAATGCAGAACTCCGCTGCCAATCGAGCGATCAACGCCATATCGAAAAACGGTGGAAAATCCGTTTCCTTCGGGCAATACAGGTAAGTCAAAACAACAGCTTGCACATTGGCATGCAAATGCCGTTCAGAGATTCTATAGTCCAGGCCGCGCCCTCGACCTTCTGTACCTGCCGAAAGCACACGAAGACAATCTGGAGGCAACTGGAATGCATTATCAAAATCGGCGACCGGCTCAATGGACAGCTTTGCCAATGTTCGTTGAGCGAGAGCGAAGTTCCATGGGTGCGCAGAGATCAGTGCGTCCCGAACACTAGGATAGAGATTTGCCGCCACCTCTGCTTCTGCGGTTCCCTCCTCGAAGGAGGCAATGCTGTTCGCCCCAATTTTCAACAAGGCAAGAGAGCAAAGATCAATCTTGCTTGAAGCCATCATCGACCTCCTTGGCAATTGTGTTTAAGATAACCATCGCAGGCGCGGCATTTTTATCGTGGTCTCGAATCGTATTTCGCGATATAATTATTATTTATATATTATTTACTCTGACATAGAATTTAGATTATGAAAGACATGCGTATTGAAACTGTATGGTTTATTATTCCATGTTGTTTCCTGCGGCAAAGCCCTAAATTGTTCCACTAAGGACGGTCTTTTGTCATTTTATAAAACAATTTTATAAAGTAGGTAAGAATTTCTCTACATATCCTGTATGGCGGTTTAATATATTTATTAGATACCAAGATGGCGGGTTGTGTCTCCGCTGGCCAACGGCCAGCGGAGACATACAGATCGCCCGAATTGCGGTTCTGAAGCAGAATCCTTAGTCGGTGTCGGAGGAACCAACCGCGGTCAGGTTAGCAACATCGACGCCCCCACCCGTGTTTTCATTGACCAAGAAAATGCCGGCGCCAGGTGTTCCGTCGGTATCTACGTTGGCGAGGATCATGTCGCCAACACGGACCATCTCGGCGGCACCGTTAAAGTATCCGGCACTGTCAGCCACGGCCCCCGTGTCCGCTGTTGTGTAATGCCATAGGGTGAAGCCATTAGCATAGGCTAACACACTAAGGTTCTTTGGATCATATGCCATTTTTCTTTACTCCTTAGCTCTCGAGGCAGCGCATGGTGACAACGCCAGTGCCGTCAATGAGGCATGCGCCCTGGCTCATCATGTTATTGGTGAAGTGCGCCGCTCGGTCGCCGTGCCAGGTGATATCCGTCTTGACCTCCGAACCAATGGCATGGCCGACCGCAGTTTTGTGGTACCAGAAGCAGTGTCGGACGTTGCCGATTTTGGGTAGGCCCGAGTGCGGGATCCACAGGGTTCCAAGCCAACGTTTAGCTTGGGTTCCTTTCCACGGCAGTTGGTCGTCGCCGACGTAGTCAGCGTTGGCAAACTCCTCGATATTGAGGAGGTCACTCCACTGCTTCCATCCGATTGCCGCGAACCGCTGACCATCGTCGGGAACGTCGACTTCGCCCAGCATCTCAAAGGCTGTTAGGATTTTCGGCTTAGTAAGCCCATCGGTATCAGCGTCGGCGAAATTGCTCGATGTCGCCAGTTGGTCAATGATCAACTCGTCGGTTTTTCGGCCGAGAGCATAGGCACCGGCTTTGGCGACTACCTGCTGCTCATTGATATTGGTTTTGAGCTCATCGAGCTTGTCCACCCAATCGCCGGCGAAGTAATCCTGAAGAATACATTCCACCGGCGTATGATCGACATTCATTACCGGAACTTTTCCGTGGCGAGCCTTGGTGCTAGCTGTGCCTTTGCCGACTTTTTGGAAGGTCGTGGTCGCGCCAACGACGCTATTCTTTGTACGTACCGTGTTGCGAAGCTTTGAGCCCATCTGCTGATACTGGACATGCACTTCGGCTTCGAAATTCTTGATGAACGACAGGGCGACTTGCGTCGACATGTACGTCTCTCCTATCACTATTGAGGAATGATTTTGGTTAGAACGCCAACGATCGGTTATGGGGTCCCCGCCGAACGCTGAAGCGCATAGAACTCACCGGGCCGAGAGTGATCAGTAAAGTCGCTCGGGGTTGTCCGGCGTGGGTAGGTAAGCTTGCCGTGCTCAGCGGGTAAATCCCCTCAGGCAATTACCCGCCAATTGTTACTATCCTTCGAATTGATTAGGGGCGTCGGTTTCCGGATACCGACGCCCCTCGGGGGAGCTATGCGAACGAGACGCGCTCACCCCTCTTCACGATATAGATTTCGGAAGCCGGTCCTGACTTTTTCCACAAGGGCTGGATCCTGATCGCGCCAGTAAGCTGGGTCGCGCATTATTTTTTTTAGTTGAGCCTCGGTCGGCATTCCGTCTCCGGAGGCACCTTGCTGAAGTAATCCAGGTTCATCACCCGACATCATTCGATGAATTGCCAAAACGCCATCGTAAGTTGTCGACAGGGCCTCGAAGACCGGCTTTGGCAATTTGGTCTGACCCCAGGCTTCGATCTGACGTGCAGTCTCGCGCCATCGTTCCTCGCCGCCGAAGTGCCGGACGAGGTGACTTAGCTGGGTCTCTGCCTCAAATACTGATGCGACCTCAGCGATCATCGGCGGGAACCGTTCAGCCGCTATATCATAAACTACTTGCGCCTGCTCTTGGGTAAAACCGGCCTCGTGGAGGCGTTTATTGACTTCAGGATCACTTACCAATAGTTCGTTTTCCACGTTAATCTGATAGTCATCGGGGGTGTCGGGCGGGCTATTTTCGTTAAGCCCTCCAAGTTTACGTTCAAGTTCAATGTATGACTTTATAAGACCATCTGTTCGGATTTGTCCCAATTCTTCATTCCAGAATTTTTCAGGGATGTCCGAAGGCCTCTGCGAATCCCCCAGTTCGGCACCTTGAGCATGAGCATCTACCGTATCCTGTGCGCCACTCGTATTTGCCGGAAGCAGACTCTCAGTCATCGTTGATCTCCATACTTCATTGATCGCTGTTACTTTTAGTCAATTGAAAAAGATCGATCTAATCACCACCGCGCTCTGTAAGATTGGCAATATAGTTGACAAGCTGCCTTTGGCCCTCAAGATGACGCAAAAGTGCATCAGAAGCATCAGGTCCAATAACTCGGTCAGTGGTGATTGCTCGCAAGTGCTTCATTACCTGGAGGCCAGCCTCACTTCTGAAAGTGCGCACATAGGCGTTTAGTAAATCCGCAGTGATACCTGAGGAGCGCTCTTGATCTATAGTTTTTTGAGGAGCCACATCAAACCAAGACCATCCAGAATTATATCCTGGCATTAGCCATTTCCCCTATGTGTTCTTCGGCATTCTCGCGTCAGGTGAAGAATCTGTGCTGGACACTAACGTTCCCCCCCCCTTCAGTTATGGCATTGGCACCTTGTGCCAAAATTTTTCCAATCTCGGATTCCAGCACAACGTCGGTTGGCGGCTCGTGAACCAATTCTCCTGGCACTCCTAAAGCGCTCCCCAACCAGCGAACGGCGGCCGCCTGATCGATGGCCGATAACGCTTCGGGCCCCAACGCCTTGACGCTATCAAGCCAAAGCAGCGTATTCTGTACGTCTTGTTGTGCCTGATAGCGAGCCAATGGTGTCTTGTAGTTGAGGGCTACGATGCGATCATCGAGCGCGAAGTCTGGGATCTCTCCCCGCCGAGCGAGTATCGCCCTTGCTCGCACTACAAGAGGGGTGAGTAGCTCCGACTGAAGACGTCCGTATGTAGCACCAAGAATGCGCGCCATCTCGGCGGAACGCTCGAGCACCTCCGTGGCTGTCATTCGAGGGCCGTTTATTTGGCCAAGTTGGTCAACGAACAGGGCTCTTCGAATGCGCCCCCTAAGTTGCTCGAGAACAAGCTCGGAAACGTCAAACCGACCGGGAGCTTCGAGTGGCGTGAGTCCTGCTGAGCCCACGGCCTTGGGAATTATTGCGCCTGGAGTCAGTTTGATTGTTGCCGGGTTAATTACGCCGTCATCGTCAGCCTGCCACATGCCCGTCACAGCAATCGAAGCGTTTTTCAACACCAGTTCCACCACCTTGTTGGCGGTTTTGATGTCGGGCAATGCCTTCATCACCGGCGAGCGGCCGTAAACCTCTCCTGGTGCTTTCAACCAGCGGAAATTGATGAACGGAGAGGACGCAAACCAACCTTCTGCAAGAAAAACAGGCTCCCCGACTGTAACGGGGCCCGGTTCAGCCACAGCAAGGTAGGAATATCCAAGACCATCTGGGATCACAGCTTCAATAATCGGGATGCGGCTGTCGGAGTTTTCTTTGGACCACTGCATCAATGTATCGGACATGCCGGCCGTCGGGAATCGGGCGGTCAACTGTTGAGGCGTAAATTCGCTGCGGCGGAACGTCGTGTCAAGGCGGCCCGACGGTCCTTCCTCTAGTACCACCTGCGCCAATGGCACGGCCGTAAATCGAAACGCTGAGGGTTCGCCTGGGGCGGCTTCCTCGAACATCAGTGAAGCGGTGCCCGCCGTCACCAAGTCCAGATAACACTGGTGCAACTCTACGGCGACATTGGAGTGGGCGAAGTGCGACCGGTGCGCAGTCGCTATGCGCTCCAACTCCGCTTCTAGTTCTTGGCGCTCGACGAAACTGGCATCTGGACCTACGGTAAAGCCAAACCATGTCGTCCAAGGCGGCGTCAATTGCGCCATAAGGCTTGCTGCCAATTGATCTACCGCATCCGGGGCGGTTCCGTCGAACAGCTTATCGCCTTTCTTCTCCCCAGATTGCGTGAGTCGGACGGCTGAATCACGGTATGGAAGAGCGAAGTCATAGCATTCCTGCCAGTGGCTTTCCCAATTGGTCCGCCTCTCTCTGGCCTTTTGGTAACGCTCGATGACACCTTTCGGAGTTGGAATAGTCATGGTTATTCTCCCAAAAGGGATTTCCGCTTTGGCGCCCAATCGCTTAGCGCGAGCAAGCCACGCGGTGAAGTAGTCACAGTACCGGCGAGGCCGCGGCGTTTTCGCGCCAGTGCGTCCAGCCTTTTCTTACGATCAACCTCCTCAAGGTCCGGCTCAGGTACCGGTGTCGGGAGCGACGGCGCAGATGCAGATGGTGATGGCGAGTCGAAGATCCCAAACCCACCCATGGCGAGATTGCTCCTTGATTACTGGTTGACAGCGGAAAAAACCTGCCCGCGGGGCAACGGCAGGCCTAGATACATGTCTGGCGTTCAGTGAACTGTATATATACCTATAATAAGCTCATGTCAAGGATCTTATTGCTATTTTGAGACATAATATCTGATCTTTGCCCCTGAAAATG